GCTTTCAAAGTCTGCCGCCGTGGTAACCGCCGCAGTACCAAGGGCTGTCACACCCGCCGTCACAGGCAGGAGCTTCGTTCCCACGCCGGAGATGGTGTTTCCCACCGACTCCAGCTTGTCGCCTACTTCTTCGATTTTGGCAAGGGCAGCGTTGGACTCCACAGCCTGCTCCTGGAGCTTTTTTAATTCCTGCTCGGTCTCGATGATCTCTCGCTGCAGGGCGTCATATTTGTCCTGTCCCAGATCGCCGCTTTCCAGCTGCGCCTTTGCCTGTTCCTGGGCGGTTTTTAAGGTGTCCAGCTTTTCTTTGGTGGAACCGATCGCATCCTTCAGGAGCTTCTGTTTCTGGGTCAGCAGTTCGGTGTTGGATGGGTCCAGCTTCAGCAGCTTGTTGACATCTTTCAGTTCCGACTGTGTGCTTTTAATGGTGGAATTGACGCCCTTTAACGCCTTTTCTAGCCCTGTGGTATCGCCGCCGATCTCGACCGTGATCCCCTTGATTCTATTTGCCATGGTTTCACCTCCCCAAAGGCAGAAAATAATTTGAAATTAGATTGCTTTACGCTTGCTTTTAGCAATCGTTTGTGATATAATAAAGCCATACAATCCAGTGAGGTGATTATAATGGCAAGAACCGCATCCAGAACCGCAAATGTATATACAAGAGTCGATCCTGAAACAAAAGAGCAGGCAGAAGCTATCCTCAACCAGCTTGGTATTCCCATGTCCAATGCAATCGGGATGTTCCTGAAACAAGTTGTTCTCCAGCATGGCATACCGTTTGAGATGAAGCTCCCGACTGCAAAGCCGGTCGCTATCGGTGGCATGACAAAGGAACAGATTGACATTGAACTTCAAAAGGGCATGGATGATATTGCTGCTGGCCGCGTTGTCCCCGCAAATGAAGTGGAAGCTGAGATGAGGAGACTTTATGGCGTATGAAGATGAACATTGTCTATACCGTTCAGGCACAGCAGGATTTAAAAAACATCTACGAGTATATTGCCTATTCGCTGCTTGTGCCCGATACGGCCCGCAGCGTGTATCAAAAAATCATACAAGGCGCACATTCACTCGAATCCATGCCGGAGCGCAATCCTCTCTATAAAGAAGAACCTTGGCGTAGTCAGGGTGTGCGTTTTTTACCGGTTAAGAATTATTTGTTGTTCTATACCGTCAACAGCGAAACACATACGGTATCGGTCGCTCGAATTCTGTACGGCGGGATGGATATCAGCCGTCAGTTGGAAGAAAGCATCAATTTTTCGTGAAACCATAAAAGAGGAAGCGCCGATTCTTATCGACGCTTTTCCTATCTCAAAATTGATCGAACTCCCTTTGTCCGGCAATCTTTACATATGCTTTGTTTGCCACGCTGTCATTACCTTTCTCGGTCCAGATTTCCAGTACCAATCCGATGGTGAGGAGGTCGAGATCCGCAATGGAGATCCCAATCTCCACGCATCGGAGCAGGAAAAGTGCCGTAGTCATTTCCCGGCTGGTGCGGGTCAGTTTTTTTTAGAAGTCACCTGCGTCTGGAGGTTGCTGCCCCACAGTTCCAGAATTTCCGGCAGGATTTCATAAATAGAGAACATCTCAAACTGGTCAAGCCAGTCATCGATGGTGCTGGGGATGGTGTGGTCGGCATGGTAGGCCATGATATAGGCCACATTCTCAAAAATCTCCAGATCTTCGATCTCCATGGAGGAGCCATCTGCACCGCCCTTTTCCTTGTAGGACTGCTCCAGTTTTGCCAGGTCTTTAAAAATATCCCGCCCGAACTTGATGCGGTACAGGCGGGGAATGGTAGCGGAGGAGCGGAATTTCACATCCTTGCCGCAGATATTGATGGTTTTCTCAAGCATAACTTACCCTCCTTATTCTGCCGCCGTTTCCACAGGTGTATAGACCGACTGGTACCAGTTGGCGTATTCCGTGCTGTCCGTGGTATCGCCGGTACGAGCTTTCACCAGACCGTCCGAGCGAGGATCAGCGGTAATGGACAGCGTTTCGGTACCCGGCTCAATGGTATCCTCCTTGGTTTCGGACTCGATAGATGGACGGGAGGCAGTGCAATTATACAGCACATGACGGATCGCGTTTACATCGCCGTCAAACTCGAACAGCAGTGCGAACTTCACGCTCTCGCCCACATCGCTGTTTTCTACCAGCACTCCGTTGGTGTCCAGCGTTTCCTGCAGGATTTCCGTGCGGAACCATTCGGGAATCAGGGCGATCTCCAAATCGCCGGAGTATCCGTTGTTGGTCACGCTGCGGAAATACACGATCCCGTCCGCATAGAACGGGCTGGATTCACCCTCCGCGTCCAGACTGATGCTGACCGCGCCGGGGATGGACTTGGGCGCGGCATAGGAAAAACTGGTCACGCCGTCCGTTTCGGTTTCCGTCAGCTTGGCGGCATGGACGTTTTTCAGATTGTACTTGACTTTATTTCCCATAGAAATCAAACCTCCATTTCAAATGTGTACAGGACTTCATAGAGCTTTTCGCTCTCAATCCAGACTTCTGTTTTTTCATAGAAGATGCCCTGGGCATCCAGCGCACCCTCCAGTTTCTGTTCTGTTTCCAGATCCTTAAAATCGGTGTACAGTTCGATATCCACTTCACTGATTTTGTCATACACCATGCCATCTGCGGAGAAGTTATCGCTCCTGGGCAGGAGGTAGCAGATAAAAGGCGGGTCAGGGCTTTCTCCCTCGGCAAAGTGGTCGTAGGCGAAGGGGATGCCCGTTCCTCTTAAAATTTCCAGCAATGTCTCCATGTCAGCCTCCTAATGCTTTCGTGATCAGATCTTCCAGCATCTCCACACCCGTTTCTTCCGCAGGTGCGATATGGGGGATCGCCCTTACTCTCCCGCCGCCGCGCTTGGCATGACCCTTTTCCAACAGGTGAGCCAGGCGGTACCGGGTAGGGGAGTACACGGTCTGCTGCAGCGAGGTGCTGGACTCCGCTGTCGTTTTTGCTTTCCAGCTGCTTGCATAAGCCCCCGTATCCTTTGGAGCGTTGGCAGATATCTGCTCTTTCACAGCCTTGGCGGATTTCTTCACCGCCTTTTTCATATCCGATGCGGCCAGATCCGCATATTCTTTTAATCCTTCGTTGATGGCATCCGCCATCTCATCAATGCTCACCGTCCTGCTCATGACCTTACCTCCTTCCGGCACAGCAGCTTGATTTCTTTCCTGTTGTAATTCATCATGTCTACGGACGCGATGTTATACACATCCCCGTGGAAGATGACACGGAAACCCGTGGAGGAGATATTCTTAAGCTCCGAGCAGTAGCGGACACTGAACGTAATGGTGCGCTCCTCTGTTGTCACCTCGCCAGACTTCTCCTCCGCCTCATAGGTGGATGCGTAGGTGGAACAGGAGAAATAATCCTCCCAGGTATTTAAGTGGTTTCCGATGCTGTCTACCACCACCGTGGTTTTCTGGATGGTGATCCGTTCGTTCATCCTCCCGATATCCATATCAGAAATTCACCCCTTCCCGCACAGCAAACAGGATCGAACGCAGGGTGAGCGTCAGATCGTGGTGGTCCGCCTCCTCCCTGTGTTCATAGAGATACGCCAGGGAATAAAGCACCGCCCCTTTCATAATGGCCGCAATGCCTTTTCTGGTTTCATCCGTGTACTCCGGCTCCTCCAGTTCCTCCCCGCATATCTCGCTCCACTGTGTTTCCGTCAGCCGTGCGACATCCACGCACAGTTTTGTGGCAGTATCCAGGAGGATGCCGATTAAAGCATCCTCGTCACTGCTGTCTACCCGCAGGTAGGTTTTCGCTTCTTCAAGTGTTACCATGAACCGGCATCCTCCCTTCCCTTATCAGCCCTGGGCGGCCATCTGGAGAACCTTCACGGACTCCGGCAGGATCAGCTTGCCGTCCACACGCTGGGTGGTCAGGAAGCCTACCTGGTCGGTGCGGGCATACAGCTCGTTCAGACGGCGGAAGGTGCGGTTGGTGCGGTCGGCGATCCAGTAGTAGCTGTAATCACCAAACACCAGCGCCTTATTGCCAGCCTCCAGCACAGGCATATAGGAACTGGTGCGGATGGGCTTATTCAGGATGGTGTCCGGCTTGCCGACTTCCAGACTCGGCTTCCAGATATAGTTGCCGTTGTTGTCCTTCAAGAGCATCAGCTGCAGAAGCAGAGCCTCGTTGCACAGGAAGGACGCCTTCTTACGGTACGGGGATTTCAGGCTGTAGTACAGCTTGAAAATCTCATCGAAAGTCACGGCGTTGGCGGACGCGGCGGTCACACCTACCCGCGCACAGGCATCGTCCAACAGGCCCAGCGGCTTGCCGATCCCATCGCCGGTGAAGAACGCCTTCTCCTCGGCGTTGCCCATACGCACACCAAAACGGCGGGCGATATAGCTGGCAAGGTCGAAAGCGGAATCGTTCAGCAGCTCGTTGGAGATCTTAATCATGGTGCCAAGCTTATAGGCAGACAGCGTGGTCTGGCCGAAGGTGGCATCGGACTCCGGGATTTCCTCCCCTTCATCTACCCAGGTTGCCTCACCCGTGTCCTCCGCGATGGGGATTTTACGGGTACCGGAACTGGTGTGGATGACGGTCGCAAGACCACGGAAGATATTGTTCTCCTCCAGAGCCTCTAAGAGTTTCCGCTCAAACTCATCCGGCACCGTGTAGCCGCCCTCGGTATCCACACCGATAGACAGAGCATCGCGGATTTCGGAAACATTGCCGCGGCTGCGGATCATATTCCAGAAAGCCTCGGAATACTCAGCGGTCCCGGTGGGACTGGTCTTTTTGCCGGTCACAGGGGTGTTAGGATTGGTGGGCTTACTGGTAATTGGCTGGGAAGTGGGCTGGGAAAGCTGCGCGTCCAGCTGTGCCTGCTGCTCCAGACGATCAATCTCGACACCGAGATCCTTGACCTCCTGCGCCATTTTGTTGTACTGCTCCACGGCATCGGAAGCCACAAGGCCGTTCTCGCCACGGTGCTTCTCCAGGAAATCCTTCGTCTGCTCCCAGAGAGTGTTGCGCTTGTTACGCAGTTCGATAATCTTACTCATAGAAAATACCTCCATAAATGATTTTTGATTGGTTTGTAGTGGTTTGCAGGTGTATGAAAACAGCCGGAGCGCCTTATCGTTTCAGGCAGTCCAGCTGATTCATCAAAATCTCATACGGCATGGAACCGTCATTGGTTTTGCCGTCCATCCCGATGGTTGGCGGCACGTCCATTTTTTCAGACAATTCAGACAGGATGTCTGAAAGCGACCGGAACTCGCCGCTCTCATCGGTGAGACGGATGGAATGCTCTGCCGGAGTTTCCAATGCCTCCGTGGTTTCCTTAAGAGCAACAGAGACGGGATCGGGCTTCTGTACACCCAGGCGGTTAAGGATGGTCAGCCCCATCTGCTTTGCCGAATACATCAAAGGCTCCGGCAGAAAACTGTCAAGGGTGATTCCCTTTT